CGAGGCTGCGACTTTGACAAGCGTCCCATCGGCCATGCCATGGGAGTTGCTGGTTAGGGTATCGGTGCCGGTATCGATGGCCGACACCGTCTTAGGCAACGAGCCAATGTCCCAAGCCTGATACCGACACCCGCGCCGTACTTCCACATAGCCAGGTTGCGGGAACCAGTTTTTGAGCTGGACCGCAGCCGTCTCTTTCATATTAGCCAGCGCGGCGCTTGTATCCCAACCCTCCACCGGGGCAGGGATTGCTTTGCTGCGGTCTACTTTCTGGCGCGCTCGATTCTGGCGAGCAGGGACGCGCATCAGCATCAAGTCAGGTCCCAATTGCCGTCAGGAACTTGCGGGGCTCTTGGAATGCGCTTACCAGACCGCCCGCCCATGTTTAGGGTTCGGTTGCCGCCGTCGCGACCCATCAACGTCGCAAGGTGAAGCTCGTATTGCTGGAATGGCTCGGCGTAGTCGAGGCCCCGCGAGCGTAGGAACCGCCACGTCACACCAAGGCGAAATAGCTCGTCATCCAGAAACGGAATGTCCGTGTCCGAAGCCCATGCCGATTGGGTTGGGGCAGTATCCGAGGCCGTCCCACACCAGTATTTGGACACGTATTCATAGGCGATCGTCTGGCCTGCCGAAGGCGTCGGGAGCATCAGAAACGAACTGCCACGAATCCGAAACGCTTCATACACAATCGACGTCAGACGGCCCATGTAGTCGGCATACTCTTGCGCCGTCAGAGGCCCCGTGATGATCCGCGTGGCCGTGCGATTGTAAACGGTGCCCGATACAAGCCGGTCAAAATCAGCCGGGATAGCGTTTGTCTGTTCCGAGGTTGCAACCGTCGTGAACGTTTTTTCTTTTGTGATCGCAACCCAACCATGCCGGCGCGCGAGATCGCGGCCCTCTTGGTTGGCGAACGCCAGCAACTGCCGAACTTGAGGGTCTGACGAGCCGACAATCGCAGACGGGCGAACGAGCCCTATTCTGTCCGCCGCGTCTTGGACGATTGCCAGCAGGTTTGCCATTAGACGGCCTCAGCGGACGGCTGCACTTTGGCGGGGCGGCCACGGCGACGGGGCAACTCCGAACCATCCTCGGCTAGGTCGGCCTCTTGCGAGAGGAATAGCTTGCGCATTTCCTCCATTTCCTGGCGCATCTCTGCGATTTCTCGGTCCTTTTGAACCAAGGCCGCCGCCACCTGTGCGCCTTCCTTGTTTTCCAAAAACAGACGCGCTTGGTTGGCCAGGTCCCGAATGCCAGGCATGGGAATGCGAGCAATCACGCTGTCCGTAGCGTGCGCCATGTCTTCGACCGAGCGGAAGCCGGCGCCCTTGAGAACATCAGCTTGCTCAGGCGTAACGCCAGGCCAAGCCGCAAGCGGCGTACCAGATGCCGGAAGCTCCTGGCCTTCCTTCCACGCCTGATAGTGCGGCTTGATGTAGTCCCACCGAAGCTTGGCCATGGCCCAAGCCGGGTTATCCGCGTCTCCGTCCTCACGAACACGGCTGATGTGACTGATGGCATGCGGCGTCGAGCGCGTCTGTGCCATGCCGTGACCGGCAATTTCGACCATATCAACCGGGACATGCTCGCCCTGGCGCGTCACGTACTTCGTATAAAACTTGATGATGCGGAACGGAGCTTTCATTTACGTCCTCTTGACCATGAATTGACTGTCGTGCTCGCCCTCGTGTTCGAACGTCACGGCGTATCCGTGCGATTCAAACAAGTAGCGCCACCAGCCATGAGGCTGCACGGTTAGGTGGAGAGCTTGCCCAATCGCAGCACCGAACCGATCAGGCCGCGTCGAGATTTGAAAAAAGCACTGAGGCACCGCACCCATGATGTTGCCCACCACAACGGGGACATCATTTGTCGGTATATGTTCCATAACGTCGGTGCAGTACCCAACGTCGGCAGTGTGATGTATCGGTTGCGTGAGGTCGGCAAGATGGAATGGCAAGCCTTTGGCCGCGTCGTCGCGGCAGTTGTGCGCGAAATCGAGCAGCGTGATCTGGTGCCCTGCGTTCGCGATCTGCAACCCGCCTCGGCCCGTGCCGCAGCCAAAGTCGATCACAGACGCGTCCTTGTCGATCATCGCTAAGAACGTGCCGGCCGCGTGCTCACCTGGGGCGAAGTCCCGGTAGTCGGGCTCGTCCCACATGCGTTGATATTTTTCTTTCTCGGATAGTGCCGAGAGCGGCGTGCGCCACATATCTTGCAGCAATCCGTCGCCGTGGACGTTGAGGATGCAGCCGTTTTTGAGTAGCTCCCGGCCAATCACCTGAAAGCGCGAGGCCTGAGACCGCATTGTGTAACTGGCGATGTATTCCTTCCCATTAAACTGGAATCGGCCCCACGGCTCAAAATCGTTTAATGGCTGATGAAAAGCGTGCCCCGATCCGCCACGGTGCGAGCTGTCGTAGCCGAAGACTTCAAAATGGCGATACCCCATGGCCCAAGCCAAAGCCAAAGCGCAGTTTCCAACCGAGCCGGCGCCGCCGATCTGAGCATGAGATTCCTCATCCTCGGGGAGATGCTGGTCAAGCTCACCATTGATGAAATGCCACATGATGGCATCTGGAACGCGATCAAAACAGACCGGATCGCATTGACTGGCGAACAGATGCGTCTTGGCAGGTCCGATCAACTCCGACGTGCGCTCGCGAGCATCCACCAGTACCTGAAAGTCTGCCGTGATGCCTTTGCCGTGAATGAAGTTCGCCGCGCCATTGAGGCCAAACACATGGCCACCCTTGGCCTGCAACTCCCGAACAACGTCGAGATGGTCTGCGAGGCTAGGGCCAGAGCCACACATGATGGCCACGCCGTCATGGGCTGGCGTTGTTTTGATTCGAGGAATGCGCCCATACGGAGAACATCCTGGGCGCCTGGAATTGACGCTTACGTTATGAGCAATCACCTCGTCAGACACGTTGACGAGCAATTGCACCGGTATCGTAAGGTCAAGTGACGCACCGGTTACCCGATGCGTCATATAGATTGTGGTCTCGCTCATTAGGTGATGCGGCCCTGCAAGCGGGGACGGTCAATCGAGAGGATCACCGTGATACGGCCCGTTGCAGCCGAGGCCGTGGTCGCCACGAGAGCACCGCTGATTTCCTTGCCCGAACCGGTCTTGGAAATGAGGCCCGTGGTCTTGACCGCTACAGCGGCCCCAGCAACACAGCAGATGCTGGCGGACTTCGAAGCCACGCACATGCCGCTGATCTGATACCAGCCGTATTGCGAAGCAACGTTTGCGCTCATTGCAAACGCGAGGCGACGTGGCAGGTTGGTGCCGACCGCAGCAAGCGTCGTCTGGTAGGTGGTCGCGTCGAACGTGACGGGCGAACCCACCACCGTCGAGGCGACACCCAACAGATAGATGAACTCGCCTTCTCCGTACGTCGGATCCCACCCGCGCACGATAGAGCCGAGCGGATGTTGCTTGACGGTCGAGGTATCAGCGATCTGCTGGCCACCCGGTAGAGTGATTGTGTAAGCCATGTGGGTTGCCTCCTATTAAGCGAGATCGTGAATGCGGCCCTGCAACGAGCGGTTGCTCGTGCACATCTGTCCCATCCAATATATCGGGACGACGACAGCATCTTGATTTACAGGGGTTTTTTCATCATCCTCGGTCCACCTGGCGTCTGGGTGCTCCATCAGATAGAGATAGTCGGTGTTGAGGAAATAGATGATTTCCGCCGACGTGGAGAAGTTGGTGTTGTCGTCGAACAGGATGTTCGCCGTCTTATATTTCAGCGTTTCGAAGCCGGCGCTGGCCATCTTCGCATCCATGTACCGCTGGTTGTCCTGCAATCCCGATTCATAGATCGCATAGAGGTCATGCGACGAAACGAGGATGTCAGGCTTGTCATTGCCGCGCGTCTGCAACAGCCACTCGGCATTCATTGCGGCCTTGAGGTTGGCGAACGTTACCGTGGTGCCGCCGCCAGCTGCGATTTCGCCAAACTTGTTTTTCCAGAACGTATAAGTGCCTGCGACGATGCCGCCGACAGTTCCGGTTCCGTCAGCCGTAATCAGCGACTGCAAGCCACCGATCTGGTTGGACAGAGCACCATCCGAGTAAATGTCAATCGAGAGGTTGTTGGCAGCGGTAGCCATAGCCACGTCAATACGGGCCTTGACCAGGTTGATCATGCGTTCCTCGCTGTTATTCATGCGAAGTTCGCGACCGCTGGCCGTGACGTGCAGCGCAACCTGTGCCCAGTCGTATTTCGCCGCCGAAATCACATCAGAGGCGCCGACGTTCAAGCTGTCATAGCCGCTGTAGCGCTGATACGTGGAGTTTTCAGCCTGGCTAATCGGCAGGGCAATTTCATAGCCGCCGCTCGCGTCGGTTTTGATTTTTCCCTTTTCCTTCATAACGGTCAAAAGTCCGTTATTCTTCGTGACGTTGTCGACCACTTTGCGCTTGTGATGGCGCATGGTCGTGGACACCATTTCCGTGAATGTGCTGTTGGCGGATGCCATAGCGTTAGGCCCTTATCTGCTGGCGTTTTTGCGCCAGATGGAACGGAGATCGGAGTCCAAATCGCCTGCCCCATTGGCAGAGGCGACGGCTCCGGCGACACGAACGCCTTTGGCCTGTTTGGCAGCGTCGGCGGCCTTCTTGGCGGCCTCTACTCGCGCCCGCTCAGCAACCTCTTGCTGCGATTTAAGGCGAGCATCCCGTGTCGTCGGATTGGCCCATGCCGCGCGCTCATATGCTTCTTTGAGTACGGCAGTCGGTTCCAACGTCGGTTGTTCGAGCTGAATCGCTTGGATCAAGGGTGCCATGTCGCGGGTAAGCGCTTTGGCGTCTGGATTTTTGGATAAAAACTCTTCTACAAGACCGTTGTACTGGGCTTCGCGGGCGGCCTGTTCTGAGGCGGCGCGCTGCTGGTGCATACTCTGCAACCGTGCGTTTTCCCGTTCCAACGCCGTGACTTTTGGGTCAGGGGGTTGCTCTGCCGGGTCCCACAGTTGGCCCAGATCAACACCGTACATCCGGGCTAACGCTTTGATGGTGCCACCTGGGTCTCGATCAAGAGCCTGCGAGGCGGCCAGCATGTCATTCAACAGTTGCGGCACCGGTTTCCCGACGGCCGCGATGTAGTCCTTATGGGCGCTTAGCACCTCATAGGTGGGTTTGTACTCAGCCGAGAGTCGGCCCATGTCCGATTTAGTTTGGTGCAGCTCTTGCTCCCGCGCCGAGACATACGTTTGCACGTCGGGCGGGAGCGCGGCCCACTTAGCCTTAGCCTCAGCGGTCCATGCGCGTGGCGCTTCTACAGCGGTCTTGGGCTGCTCGCCTTCGGGCTTGGCTTCGGCCTCTGGTGCCGCCTCAACTGCCTTTTCTTCTACAGCAGCAACGGGCGCCTCTGGCTTCGGATCGCGGGAGACAAACTTGCCATTTTCACGAGCGGGGTTTGCCTTCCGCCAAGCCTTGGCCAAGTCCTCGTCAAGCGACGGGCCGTCGTCTGCAACCTCGGCCTTCGTTTCAACTGCTGCTGGCGCGGCTTCCGGCGCCGGCGTATCAGCGACGACGGCTGTCGTAGAGTCGGGCGTTGTGTCGTTCAGCTGCATTTTGGTCCTTCACCAACTCGGGATTCAACTTAAGGCTGCGTTTTTTGGCGAAACGCTCATTCTTGAGGCCACGCGGCTTGCGGGGCGGGTCCATTTCGATGCACCCGTTGCGCTTCAAGTCTTCGCGGCGATGGGACCGGCTTGTAATCAAGCGGCCATCAATGGGGCTTTCGTATTCTGCCGTGTCGCGCATGACTTGCGGGGCGCAGGGCTCACCCGCCAATTCGTACTGATTGAGCATCGGCATGCCGTCTTTATCGACGATGCGGCCATCACGATACCAATAGCGTTGCCTCATTCTGCGGCGTCCACTTTCGACTGCTCCTGCTTTTGACGGCGCGTCTCAATGTCGATCGCACCCATTTCTCGCTTAGTCTGGATGTCGTAGACCTTGGCCTCTTGGTCCATTTGCAGGGCCTCACGTTTGAACGCGATTTCTTGTTGCTTTGCCTGCATATCCATCGCGGCCTTCTCCCGCGCGATATCGAGGTCTAGCAGCTTCATTTCCTTATCGACCGCGGCCATCTCCCGCTTGATTTGCAAATCGGCCTGCATCTTTGCCATTTCGCGCTCGCCCTTCTGCTGGTCGAGCTGGGCCTGCTGTTGCGCCGCCTGCTGTTGCAATTCCATCTTCTGTTGCTCGGGGTCGGGCTTTTCAGGCTGGGGCTGGGCAGCGGCCTGGCTAAGTTTGTCCAGGGCATCCTCTGCGGACTTGCCCAATTTGAAGTTCCGAGCAAACGCCGCGTAAATCTCGACGATCGGAGCCGTAGCACCTGGCGCCAACTGAAGCACCGGCGCCATGGCCGAGGCGTACTGAGCCGTGCCTTGCAGGAAGTTCGACATTTGCTCTTGGCTACGAGCGATGTCCGCACGGATGGTGCTGTCAGTCTCGATATCGATCCGATAGGACCGCAGCATTTCGTTACGCAAGATTTGCTCGACTTCGGGCGTCACCTGAATCTTGGTCATCAAGGACAAGTTTTGCGTCGTGAAGTGCCGGCAAATGATCTCTGCTTTGATACGGATCAAGTCCCTGCAAAACTTGGCAACCTTGTTCTGGCGCTGGCTAAGCCGCTGCGATCCAGACTGGGCCTTCAGCTGCTGGGCACCAAGCGTCTCACGCGGGTCGGTTGCACCCCGGAGCACGTCACTGAGGCCCGTTACCTCGTAAATGGTTTGTTTGATCTGCTCGCGCTGGACATACAGCTCTTTAAGGACCGTGATGATTTCGGCAAGCGGCCAATGCGCAATAGACTTCTCCAGGCCACCACCACCGGTGGCGAACTGCGTTGCATCGTCTGCGGCTTCGTATTGGCCGTCGTCGCAGTCTCGCAACAGCTCAAGCTGGGCTTTCAGCCGGCTATCGACCAAACCCCTAACCTTGCACTGGCCAATGAGCGACTTGATCCGGCGCGTGATGATATCAAGCTCGGAGATCAGAGGCGCGTAGACTTGATACGGGCAAATCGGCGTCAGATCGCGCCGCTTGCGCAGAGGTTGCAGCGGCACGCCAGGAAAGAAGTCGTCAAGGCCTAATGGGTCGGGCTTAACCGCAAGAAATTTGTCTTTGTCCTGCTCAGCGACGAACAGAACGGCCTTTTTCTTTTTGTGCCAGACTTCGTAGCCTTTGACAGTCTTGAAGATGCCGCTCGACGCTTCTTCGTCGTCGCTGTCTTTGTCGCGTTGGTCGTCAAACGTCAGTGCTTTGATGCGCTCTGGGCTGACACCGATATTTTCAAGGTCATCAGCCGTAAAATTGTGCTCGAAGTAAATCCAGGGCACCTCATCCCAGCAACGGGCCGGGCCGTGCCCCCACTTGTCCCAAATGACATGCTCGGCCTCTAGGTCCTGCTCTCCGACGCCCTGGTAGGTCTCGCCCGTCTCTGTCTCTTCGTCTGTGATTTCTGGCTCGTATTTGATACGAACAAAGCCCCGGCCTGCCAACTCGCTGTCCCGGACTCCTTCCCCAACGGCGCCGTCAAAGTCGCTGTCATCCATCACGTATGATAAGGCGCGCTCTAGTACGTCCACCGATTGCTTAGCTACCGGGTCCGCATCGCCAAAGCGGCGGCGCACGTCAGGAATTGGCGTCGAGTTGTACAGTGCCGGTACGGTCGTCTCGATATTGGCGTGCAAAATATTGAACGCCGGCTTGTCGGTCGTCTTGGACTCGACCTCGGCCTCATATATCTCTGTCGCAAGCTTGGCCATCTTGCGCCAGGCTTCTTCGTCCTTCTGCGAGCGCTTGATATGCTTAAGCCAAAGCGCGGGCTCGCCAATACCCGACTTAAGGGCTTCCTCTTCGGATTCAATCTCGCCCGTGGTCGGATCAGCCATAAAGCTGCTTGTTCCTCTGTCGTTTCTTGGCTTCGATGATTTCGCGGACACTCATATTCGAGTGAATCGAGCCGTCCGGTTTGGCTTCGAACACGAGATGCGTAGGCTTGGCCTCTTCCTTAGCCGGCGTCATCTGGCGCCAAGCCATGGCGAGGTAGCGGAAAGCGTCGGCGGCGTGTGACGTCCAATCGTGCAGCGGCTTGTCGTTAAACACCGCGTCGTCTTCTTTGTACTCACTTCGGTATTGCCTCAAAGCGTCGAGGCCGTATTCGGTGCGCTTCTCATCAAACCAGCACATCGGCAGCGTTTGGCGGACTGAGTTGATACCGTCTTGAAGCGTGTGGTTTGGGATGACTTGGGGCTTGCGGCCAAGCTGCATCAGCGTTTCGACGCGCGTGCGGCCCGTGCCTAGTTCCCTAACCTTGGCGTCATGTGGCACCCAATCCGTGCCGTATTTGTATCCCTTAGCGCTCAACATCGTTGCGTAGTGCGGAAGGCCTTGGCCGTGGGCCTCATAAAAATCGACGACACGGATTTCAGAGCCGACCACCTGGAAAAACCAGATTGCGGTGCTGTCCCCTATGCCAAGGTCCCATGCGGTATGCACGGGCAATAGCGGGTCGATCGCAACGCTACACAGCCGGCCAGTTGTCTTGAGCGCCAGCAATTCCTTGACGTAGTAGGCACCCGAGAACACCAGGGCAAATTCGCCGTCCCATATGTGGCCGTAGACATCAGGCCTTGAGGCTAGGTCTCTCTGTCGCGTGCGGTCCAGAACAGATGGGAACCACGGGTTATCGCGCCAGTTGATCTCGACGACCTTCATACGCTTGTCGTTCGTGACTTCGCGAAAGCGCTTATGCGTCGGGCTGCGTTTACTCTCTGGGTTCCACGTTACCCAAAGCTCGCTGTCCTCTTCGCGAAGCGTCGGGATTAGCTTTATCCAGGCTTCCTCGGTGACCGGCTCGGCCTCATCCACCCAACAAAGCAGAATGCGGCTTTTAGACTTGATACTGTCGAGCGATCGGTCGAGACCTGCGAACTTGTACTGTATGCGCCGGCTCTTCGTTCGGATGTACTTCTCACCGATATCGAAGTGAGCGTGTAGCCAAGGCTCCGACCGTATCGCCGCTTTGATTTCTTCCATTGAGGAATCGTCAAGCGAGTTCATAAACTGCCGGCCGCAGAGGACCATCCCCTCTCGGCCGGCCATATCCCAAATATAGGCCCTTATGGCCGTCATCTTCGCGAATGAGCGAGTCTTGCCGCTACCTCGCCCGCCGTATGCGCCTCTTACGTCGGCCTCTCCCGAGAATACCGGGATCAGTTTTTGTGGAAGCTCAATCCGTGCTGTCGTCGCCATGCGATGGGGCTACGAGTTCAATACGAGACACGACTTCAACGGGGCTTTCAGGATCGCCACTCAGTTCAATCGACTGCAAGTCGGGCATGACCTTCTTTAGCAATCCCAAACCAGCCGTGACTTGGGTTGCTGACATCTCGCGCTTGCCTTCGATATGCTGCAACAAGACGTTGAGAATGTTGGAGTTTGCGATCTTAAGTCGGTGCTCATGGGACATCATGAATCCCTTGGCTTTAACCCGTCGCGTTCTCCCCGGCTTTTCGTCTTCTTCAATCATGTGTCACGCTGTAATGAGGCCTCGGACTTGGGCGCTGTTTGCCCACTTGCGAAGCGCTTCGTTATCGATGATGCGCTCAGTGTGGTGAATGATGGTGTTACCGTTGGCGTCGGTCGAAGCTGTGGGCTTGGCGAACGTCTTGGTCTCATGCCCGAAAAACGCGATGTAGAAACACAGTGTCGGCAGAGCCGTGGCACCGATCGCCATCAGCAGGCCGAGGAACATGTCTGCCAGGGTAAGGCTAATCTCATCGGGGTTGAGGCTATCCGTAGCGGCGTTGCCAGTCATAAGCAGGCCAATACGAGCAAAGGCGTTGCTCTGCGCCTTGGTGGTGCTGTGGCCTACGTTGGTCCCGAGCGCCGTCTTCGTCTTTTCGTCGATAATGCGCTGTGTGGCGTCGATGCGGGCCGTAAGGTCGTTTTCCTGCTTAGCGTCGCTGATCATAGCCGCAAGGTGGCCGCGCTGCGTTTTCAGCTCTTCGCACTTTTGGGCGCAACGAACACGCTTGGCTTCGTTGGCGATCTTCTGGTCCATGGCGTCGAGCTGCGACTGCATGGCAACCGGATCAACCGTGATCAACCACCCCTTATTCCTTGACGCTTGGTCTGCGTTGCGCTTTTTGAGGTCGGCAAGCTGCGAGCGCCACATATCGAGGTTAGCGGTCTCAGAGGCTACCGACTTCTGCACGAGGCTATAAGCGACGTTTTGGGCACCGGCTTCCACTACC